GTTCTGCCGCATGGTCCAGCGTGTAGTTCCGATTCTTCTTCCAATGCAGGTCATCCGCGATATCGTAAACTTTCGTGGCCCGACCATCGTCGGACTTACGTAACCCTCGACCGATCGACTGAAGCACCCGGATCTGGGACTTCGAAGGAGATGCGAAGATGATGACATGCAGGTTTCTTATATTTATCCCGGTGGAAAATGTGCCCATGGAAGCCACGATGATGGCATCCTTCTCCTTCTCGGTGATCTCGCGAATTCTCTCGCGTTCATCAGCATCCACATCACCAGAAACAAAGAAAAGCTTGCGAGTCCGTCGCGGCAATTCATTCAGCTTGGCATCAATCAGATCATACAGCGGTTTGCCGTGCTTCTCAACGTAGTTGTACAGGATCAACGTATTTCCTTCCTGAGCAATGGCCAGATTCCGAATGAACTTATTTCGTGCCTGATTCGCCACGATGAAATCGATCTCTTGTTGATAATCGTAGTCCTTGGCAGCCTGGCAAACTTGATCATCATACTTCATCAGAAGCACATCGATCGAGAGCTGTGCCAGAGCATTCGAATCCATCAGGGCCTTTGTAGTTGTGACACGATGTACCGGTCCGAATAGACCTTCCAGGACTAACTTGTGAGTTTGTGTCCCATCTAGGGTTCCGGTTGTGCCGATTCGATACTTTGCGTCGTACAGCTTCTCCATGATGGCTGACAGTGATTTGGCCTTGAAGTTATGCGCCTCGTCACCGATCACCATGCCGTACGGTTCAAACCACGTGGCCGGCATCTTGTAGATCGACTGCCAGGTTGTGATGACCACTCGAGAACGAATGTCCATCTTCTCTTTTCCGGAGTAGATCCGATGACACATCTGCTCGTTGTCCCAGTTCTCATCCAACGTTGAGTAATCCGCAAAGTCTTTGAACATCTGCTCAACGAGCGATGTTGTCGGTACGATGAGCAGAACCTTCTTGTTCTGATTCTCCTCCAGGAACCAGCGGATCATGACATAGATGATCAACGACTTTCCCGAGGCTGTAGGACTGAGAAGCATCGCCCGATAATGGACCAGAGCGTGATGGATCGCCTCGAGCTGGTAATCTCTTGGTTCAATGGCTTTACCATGAGCATACAGATTCAGAGTCTCCACGAAGTCTTTGACCTGCTCCAGTTCAATGAATGCCTGAGCTTCAGGACGACCGTAGTAATCGTCATCAACGTACTCGATCTCGCAGCCACGCACATCAGCGAACTCATCAAGGTAATCAATCAGACCGGCATACAAGGTCTTCAAGCGACGGTCATACAGCCGGATCTTTCCATCCCAAAGCTTGTTCTTGTATGCCGGCATGAACTTGTAGCCAGGCACGAAGAACGTGAAGAAATCTGAGAGTTCGTTCTGCACCGATGGATCGCAGTCCACCGTTACAAACACCTCGTTTTTCTTCTTGACTTTGATGACGTCAGGCATCACACGCCACTCGTGAACTTGCGCCACTCGATCATGTTCTTGATCGTCTGATGACGCCACTTCAGTGTGTCCATGATCTCCTGGAGCGTATCCACTGCGGTCTTCAGGTAAGTGATCTGGACCTCAGATTTCTGCAGCTCAGGATCCGATTCGTACATGTACTGCATGTCGGACTTCATGATCTTATGGCCGCCGAAAGGATCATAATCCCAACCCTTCTCGTCGATCTGAGCCTTGTCCATCTTACCATTGAAGTACATCCACTTGTCCTTCAGCAGCACTCTCTGGTCTAGCTCTTTCTTCTTCAGAGCAAGCTTTGTGATGGACAGCAGTTCTAAGTACTTCGCATGCAGCTTGGCAGTATCCTTGGAGGCCTCATCTAGATTCATCTCATCGATGATGCAATCCTTCTTCCACATCGCCAGAATTTCTTCAACGTTGATCATAATGTAATTGACTGTAGGATTATCTATCTGGGCTTCAGGCGATGAAGTAGAAATGCGAGTACGAGAACGAGGCATCACCGATGATGTATTCCACGTCGGTGTTCTGAGAATGAAAATCTAACTGACCGATGGAGACCGGGAAGGCATCCACAAACCGAACCTGACGAATCACATTATTGCTGCTGTTCAGGATGTTCAGAGTCATGTCTGCAACCTTGATGCTCTCGTTGGCATTAGAGACGATCCAGTTGAACAGCGAAATGTAATTCTCCATGTTCTCTGTCACCATGTACCTGATGTCAAATGGAGCATATTCTACCTTGTCACCGGCATAAGTGTTCTGAAGATTTCGGTAGGCCTGGGATATTGCCCCAGCACTGACATTTGGAAGAGCCGAGTTAATGCAAAAGTATTCCACATCTGCAAATTCTTGGCGGTCGATGATCAGCCGAAACCCATTCGGCGAGAGGAAATTCTTGTTCAGCGTGGTTGACATGATTCAATTATTTATCAGACAAAAAAGGGGACCCCCTTCCGAGGGTCCCCCTTATTGATTCAGACTAGATACCGATTAGGCGTTATCGAGGATACCGGTTACTCCGAAGATGCGGAAGTAACGGTTAGCGCGATTGGTACCAGTGTCATTCTGAGGAGCCGTTGGGGCTTCAGCGAATGGGTTGGCGACCATGCCGTAACGGGTCTTGAATCCGATACGTGGCTGGAAGTCAGCCTGACCGACTGCGCGGACCATCGTGAGTGGCACGTATGGAGCGTAGAAGAGACCAGCGTCGTATGGGTTCGTTCCACGATATCCGACGGTGACGTAGTCAGCCGTGGCATATGGATCGATGTAAACCTTGGTGCGGCCATTGAGAACACCAGCGAAGGTGTTGCCAGTGTCATCAACCTCGAGCTGTGTGCTCAGGGCTGGGGCGTAATCGAGAACGCCAGCCGAAGAAAGGGCTGTAGCAACATCGCTCGAGCAGAGGATGAAGTTACCCTTACCACGACGGGTGTCCTTGGCGATCTGGTTAGCCTCGCGCTCGATCTGGATCAGAAGACCCTTGAAGCGCTCGACGTTCCAACGACCATCAGCATCGGTGAAGAGGTTGAACTTGCCCTTGGTGGTAACATTGGCTGTCTGTGCACCAAGCTTGGCCTTAACATTGATCGTGCGGATGACTTCGCGATTGATTTCAGCGAGGATTTCAGCCGACAGGATGTTGGCGAGCTCGGACTCAGCATCGAGACCGTGAACGGCCTTGAGGTCCTGAGCGAGTTCCATCGTGTACTCGGCCTTGAGGGCGCGTGACTTTGCGGTCACTGTTGCCTTCTCGATCGAGAATGCCATTTCGCCGAATGATCCACCGGTATTGCCGAGGGCTTCAGCTGCAGCTGTTGACAGACCAGTTCCAACGGTGAATGTGTCACCGACGTCATTGGCTGGGGTTGTGTCGACACCAGATCCACCACCGAGGGCGTCTGGCAGGGATGAGGAATCACCAGCCTGTGTGCCGGTACCGGAGAAGGCCGAATTGGCTTCGTTGAAGAGAGCTTCTGTTCCACCTTGTGTGGAGTACTTGCTCTTCATAGCGAAGATCAGGCCAGTTGGACCGCTCATTGGCTGTACGCCAGCGATATCATAAGCGATCAGGTTTGGCATTGAACGGCGAACGAGAGAGATCAGGATTGGATCCCAGTTAGCCAGATTGCCTGTGCCACCGGTGGTAGCATTGGCTGCAGTTTCCTGCAGGGACTGGAAAGAGGAATTGGCGCGCTCTTCGCGGAGTGCCTTTTCCTGGTTCTCGAGGACGAGTGCGGTAACTGCCTTGCGGTAGTTATCCTTAATGGATGGGAGATCCTTGTGCTCAAGGATTGGTGCCCACTTCTTTTGTGCGTTTTCTGAGTTGAACATGATGTTTGATTACTCCTAACTGTGTGTTTGCTCTGAAGATTACTTCAGTGTGCGGGAAATTGCGGAAGAAACTGCAGCCATGAACGGGCTCAGCTCTTCATCAGAGCCTGACTCTTCGTTCAGGGTTGTTGCTGTCTCGACTGCGGTCTTTTGGGTTGAAACTGGCTTGCGGAAGTATGACTCCTTGATCGTCTGGACCTTCTTAGAGAAGGACTCGGCGTCTTCGAAATCTACATCCTCGACCAGAGAATTTAGCTTGACGGCTTCAGTGGAAGCCAGGTCGGATGAAGCATCAGCAACAATCTGCTTGCGCAGAAGAACGTTTACTGATTCGTTAAGCTTGATGTTAGCCTCGGTGGACTTCAGGAGCTGTTCCTCGAGCTTGGAAACTTCCTTGTTGAGCGAGTCAACCAGGTTCTCCTTGCCCTCTGGAACCTCGATGTAGGACTCCACGAACACGCTCTTCAGCGAGTTGATGAAGTTCTCAGCGATCTCCGTGCGGAGTCCGGCTTCGATAGCAACCTTGTTTTCCTCCATCCAGGTCTTGACAACGTAGTCAAGATAGCTCTCGACCTTCTCGGCGAGGTCTTTCGTTGCCGTAGCAACTTCCTCGTCAAGGCGGGCCTTGTAGCTTTCCTCGATCTTGGTAACTTCGGCAGCAACCTTTGCCTTTACTGTGGCCTCGAAGAGCTCAGTGGCCTTCGAGCGGAAGCCTTCGGACAGTGACTTTTCGGCCTTCATGAGAACTTCCAAGGATTCCTTGGTTGTCTCCTTCTCGGCCTCATCGCCCTCGTCCTCGTCTTCTCCCTTATCGTCGTCTTCCTTCTCACCGGCATCATCGGCCTTTTCAGGATCCGTGACGTCAGCTGGAAGCTCGGGTGCTTCTTCCTGTTCTTTCTGCATGCCCTTGTCTGTGCTGTCATCGCCCGTCTGCATTGGAGCTGGCTCCTCGGCCTTCGGTGGAAGCGCTGGGTTGACCAGCGTAGCATAGACATTGGACAGCTCTTCGGTCTTCATCGTGGCCAGCTGCTGATAAACTGCGTTGATGAGTCCTGCCTTGGTCTTTGGCGGTTCAGCTGTTGGAGCTGCAGCGATAGCTGCGTCCGTGGCTGCCTTTGCTTTATTGACCTCATCTGGAGTCTCGACAGTTCCAGGACCGGAACCGACGTGAGCTTCCTTGTCGGCGTCTTTCGAAGCCGAGGCATCGATGCTTGCTTTTGTAGCTGCATTTGCCTGTACGGCATCTGTAGCTGGAGCTGCATCCTTCTCATCTTTCTTGGATGTCCCGTCAGAAACTGCAACCTCTTCAACGAGTCCATCCTTACGTAGTTCCTCAACAGTGATGTCCTCGATAAGATCGAGCGAACGCTTTGTCTTATTCTTCGACATATGTTTTAGTTCCTACTATAATGTAGCTGGTTATAGTTTTGAGAGGAAATCATTCCAGACCTTCAGCTGTGCCTCGGTGAGGCGCTTCGAAGATGCGTTCTTAATTTCAGTCTCGTACTTTTCAATTTGCTGAGCCTTAAGGATACCATTATCCCAGACCCATTCAACGCCTTCCATGATGCCATTTACAAAGGCCTCAGGGGCAGAAGGATCCTGGACGATGTCCACGGTGGCGAGAATAAAATCTTCTGCGACCTCCATGATTCCATCCTTTGCGGACTTCAGACTTCCCATACCGCGAGTAGAGACACCTAACTGAACGCCGCCTTCCATAAGGCCTTTCACAATCTTACCCATTGGCGTGTCCAGTATCAGTGCCTTTCCGACAACGTTGTTCCCGTCCCACTTGAGTTCGGTAATACGATGCGAAACTTTGTCCAGGTTTACGGTTGGACCGTCCGGGTGATTCAACTCTCCGACCGCACGGCCGGTGTTCACCTGTTCCTTGATGTACTTGTCAACGGCTGGAGCCAGAACGGCGCGTGGATAACGGCGCTTGTTACGGTTTGGCTTCTCAGCTTGCATGAAGATACCATGCAAATAAGACTTTGACTGACCGCCCTGAGCGGCTTCAGACAGCAGAGAAATCTGCGAATCGATGTGTTCAGCGATGAGTTTCATTGGTCCAGTTTGAGGCCGTTTGGATTTGCAGCGTTGTGAATATCGCTCATAAGGCTATGATGATCGGCCATTGCCTTATGATAAGCCGCAGCGTGCTTGTCCGACTGCTTTGCGAGCTTGCGATGCGCCTCATATGCAAAAGCGTGAGCTGCAGCTGCCTGCCCATGACTTCCGCCGTGATAATGCGCCGTCTGAGAAACTGCATGCGCATCATTCGTATGACGTCTTGCATTCAGAGCTGCAGCGGCATCCTTCTCGACGAGAAGGTTGCCATGATGCTGAGTCGTCTCCTGTTCTTTTGTCGGCATGGAATAATCGCAGTTTGCGTTTTCCTGGACAGGATTGAGGTTACGAACTGCATCAAAAAAGTTCATGCTTGTCCTCCAGCAGCTGTTCTGTGAATCTGACTCAGTTTCTCGTGATGAGCAGCAATCTCATC